GCGTACCAGTACGTACCGTCACATTCCAGGCTTACCCAGTCACCAATGTTCTCTGCGCTAGCAGAGGCATCAAAGGTAATGGTATCTGCTGCGTCTACATCGACAACAGTGCTGGCTACCATAAGGGCACCTTCAATGTTGTCCCCTTCAGCAGAAGTGATAACCCAGTCAGTCGTGGCAAACGCTGCGCCTACGATAAACTTGAATTTACATCCTGCGGAAGTTGCTACTGCGGGAAGTGTAAGTGCTGCTCCACCTGCTGCATTAAGAACAAGAAGTTTGCCACTGTGGTCTTCTCGTGTAATAGTTGTTGCACCCGTAAGGGTTGTTACTGATGTCGCCCCACCTACAAATCCTTTTTCGGAATGTACGGGACCGTTAAAATGTGTTGCTGCCATGATATTATATTCCTGCCCTCTCGGGCGTCAACTCCTCCATCAAGGGAGGATCTATGGTTTGATAAAGGTAGCCCCCACCATTGAGGGCTACCAGTTTACTTACTTACGATCAAGCACCCGGCGATCCGAAGATACCGCGAGGATCTGTCCACCCAAAACTATAACGCTCGGAAGCCTTATACTTTGCGTTTTCAGTATCGAAATCATTATCCATTCCGAATTCCATCGCACGTCTTTCGAAGCACTTCATGCCATTCTGTACGTTAGTACGAATGAACCACTGGTCGGTGTCGGTGAGGTAATGATTTACCACAACGTTACCGAATGTTCCGAATGATTTAAGAGCATTCAGATCATTGTCAGCAGTTGACACACGACCATCAGAGCCAAGGATGCGACGAGCTTCGAATGCCAGATCAACTGGGATAATCAAAGACTCGGGCACAACCTTGATCTTCAGACCACGGTCATTGGTGAACTTCATGATGTCGATACACGCTTGCTCCAGTGAAGCCTCAGAGAGGTCAGCAGCAGTTGCAAGAATGTTAGACCATGTTCCACCCGCTTTATTCGGGTGAGAAGCAGAGCCAAGAACAACACCATCACCACCAGTATAACCAGCAGTAGTGAAGCGGTTGTATACGTTAGCCGCAACGATTTCTTTAGTCTGACGCATGGAGAATGCAAGGCCTTGTGCCCTACGCTTTCCAACTACATCATACTGATCATCTTCGTAAATTTCACGAGTGATGATGAAACCCAGCGCGTAAACAACGTGAGTGTAACGAGTGGTGTATGCTTGACTCTCGTCATCATACGTGATCGCCTGACCTTCAGGTTTGGCAGAAGCCAGCCCAAAGCCAGTAGTTCCCACATCTTCTTCATACGCACGATCTGATCCTTCTTGGTCGAAGAGTGCTTTATACTCTTCAGGCCATTCGTCATACGTCTGTCCATACCAGGTGTTGATACCCGGCCATAAAGCTTTTGCAAAGCTCGAACTATTAATTGTAGCCATTAGTTATATCTCCTATACGCCAGCAGAGCCAGCCGCAGAACCATATGCATGCATATTGATTCGGACAAGCAGTTTCTGATTAGCAACACCAACTTCGTTTCCAGGACGATCTACAATCCCAATGAGTTGAAGCGGAGTTGCTGCCGTGGTCGCACCAGCCGTTCCACTGTCTACTTCCATGTTGGAAACACCAGTAGAAGTCGAGCCTGCTGTGACTGCAAAGTCATAGTTCAGACCAACATCAGCAGCGGTAATGACAGTGCCCGCACCGTTATCTTGACATTCGAAGATAACATTCGGATCGCAACAAAGGTATACTGCTTTAGTAGCAGAACCTGCGTGATACACAGCACCGAGATTGTCGGGATCAGGTTCCCAACCGACTACAACACCAACGATACCACCAGCAGTACCGGCAGTAGCACGAGTGACGCCTTGATAGGCACCCTCACTACCACCAGTTACACTGGCTGCGTCTTGGATCATAATGTCACCCAAGAAAGCATTAGTATCGGTGTAAAACTTACGAATTTGGCCGTTCCAGGGCGCTCCTGAGAGCGTTGAGACAGGCCGTAATCCGGTAGGACGATCTACGTTCGCCATAACTTTTTACTCCTTATTTA